CGGCGCGGATCTGGCCCTGCTCTTCGGCCCATCCGATCGGCTTCCATTCCTTCACGAGGTCGCAGAAGGCTTCGACCCATTCGTCGGAGGCGGCTTGCTTTCGCCAGAGGTCAAGGAGATACATTCGGCCTTCCGGGTCGAGGCCGATGACCGCGTGAACGGTAAAATCACCCCCATCCGCTGTGACGGCGTAATCCGAAGCACCATAGACTCGGAGAGTTCCTCTGGCGGGGGCTTTGTCATATGGTTTTAGCCACTCCACTTTGAAGTAGTCGCCCTCTTCCGGCGCGGGACGCTGTTGGTAGAGCGCCGACCAGAATCGCGCCTGGCTGTTCAGCCTGATCCGGTTCAGCGCCTCGATCGGATACGCTTCCGGCCAAAGCGCCTCGCCCTCATCGTTGACTGCGGGAAGCTCGACAACCTCCCAGGTATCGCCACCGGCCGCCTGCTGCGCCAGCAACCGCCCGCACAAGTCATCCTCGTGCATGCGATGATTGATGACGACGACCGCGCCGCCCGGCATCAGGCGATTGTAGGCCGTGCCCGTGTACCAATCCCAGACATTCTTGCGCTCGAGTTCGCTCTGCGCGTCCTGCATTGAGCCGAATGGGTCATCGATCAGAACCACATCGCCGCCGCGGCCGAGAACCGATCCGCCGATGCCGAGCGCGTAATAGATCCCGCCGTCCGACGTGTGCCACTTGCCCTTGGCCTGGCTGTCTTCCGCCAGCGTCGTATCGAAGATCGCCCGATACTCGGCGCTGTTGATCGTGTTTCGAACCGAACGCCCGAAGTCCGATGCAAGCCCGTCAGTCGCCGACACAGAGAGGAACTGTTTGTGCGGCTGCCGCCCGAGAAACCATGCCGGAAGCCGGATCGACGCCAGTTCCGATTTGCCGTGCCGTGGCGGCACCAGCAGCATCAGCCGATCAATTTCCCCGCGCTCAACCCGTTCGAGCTGCTCTGCAATAATGCGGTGGTGTTCAGCCGTGCGGTAGCGCGGGAAAGTGTATTCAGTGAACGCTATCAGGCTCGCTTGCGCGTCCATTCGCCTTAGCAGCTCCGTTGCTGCTCGCTCTGGCGTCATGGAGGAACGCGACCAAGTCTCCGCGGGTCCAATCTGTGGCATCGCGTTTATCGTCAATGGTCACCGTGGATTCCTGTGCCGGCTTGCCGTCGAGGCGATCGCCGATTTCCTTGATCGCCTGCATGTCGCCGGATTCGGCAGCCGCAGCGCATTTCTCGGCAATTGCAAGCAGACGGCGCTTGCCTTCGGCATCCTCTCGGAACACGGCAAGGCGCAATGCATCAGCCCAAGGCTTGTCCTTTTGACGTCCACCTGGGTTGCCTGACTGTCCTTTTTGGAACGCCATTGCTGTCAACTGCTATGTTTTTGATGGCGCGCGTATTTTAGCCATCCCGAGCGGCGCTGAATTGCTCAGCACCCCGGACGGGGCTTTGGGCCGGGTTTCGGCTTGGGTTTTGCCATAGTCATGTCCTTTCAGACCTAATGCCTTGATGCGGATTGGATATCTTCGACTTCGAAGATCGGTATTTGTTCGTATACGCCGATGCAGCTTCCTGGCGGCTTTTGACACAGCCATTCGTACAGGCGTTTGAGGTCCTCATCAGGCTCTTCGAGGTGTTTGGGCATTTCGTCGCTCATGTCAGGCCTGCAAGCAGCTTCTGCCGCCACGCGATGTAGCGGCGCATGTCGTCGCTGTCGCTTGAGATGGTATGCGTGTGTGATGGGTCAGCGGAACCGGAATACGTGTGCGTATGCGAACCATCACAACATTGGGCCGCGAGCACGCGCCACGGACGATCGTTGATCGATATTGCATTCACCGGCACGGCCTCAGCCTGTACCGCCTTGGCGACAACCGGCGCCGCAACTGCGCTGAGCCCGAGTATCCTGAGAAACGATCGGCGGCTGTTCATGTCTTGACCCTCCACTCCCCGCAGATCCAGTCTGCCCGTACTGGAACATAACCGCTTGAAATACCGTCGACCTTGAGGCTGGGCGGGTAGCGCCGGCAGAATCCGTTCTCACCGTCCGCGACCATGAACTTGCAGGTCGAACAGGCGGGTGATTTGGTATTCTTGCGCGATTTGGGAGTTTGTATTTTCATGTGACCATTATTTTCTATGATTTGTCAAGCCGAAGTGCTGCGCGAGCGCCGTCAGTCCCCGCTTGAGGTGCTCGAGCTGCTCGGCATTGCACAGGTTGTCATCGATCACGACCCAGTTGACGGCTGCGTGGGTGTGCCGGGCAATCCGCGGGATGCCCTGGCAGTGCCGGCCAATCGCCTCATGGGCTCGCATGTAGTTGTCGGTGACGGCTTGGCATTTGTCGCAGGCGCCGGTCGTACAGGCGTGGCCACCGTTGCCCGAGCCTGCCGTCGACCGCGGTGCGGCGATGTGCGCAAGGTATGCCCCCACCAGAACCGAGTAGCGCCGGCCGGCCTCGTATTGCTCGTCGGTAATGCCGGGCCTCACGCCATTGGCGTGCTTGCTGATGCGATAAATCAGGTTGAGGCAGCCCAAGACGCTCTCGGCCTTCTCGTCCCCCCGTAGCGCCGCCGGAAGGGCAATGCGGTGCGGTTGAAGGCTGGCCATCGATCGGAAGTCGACGGGCACCCTGACCAACACTCCGGCCGAGGTGCGGCGTCCCGATTTACGCTTACGCCCTTTGCGATTCGGGATGCTCAAGGTCGTGGCTCCGATCGTTGAGTGCATGTTGGGCTCGTTTCGGTTAGGCTGTGGTATCCGGCGGACGGGCAATTCGAATGACTGGATCGTTTCCGGCGCTGTACTCGATTTGACGAACTGCCCCACACGGACAGTCTTCGAGAAACAGGCAGCTACCGGTGCTGCTGTCTCGATTTTTGACTTCGTGGATACCGGTTTTCACGCGCCAGTAATGCCGATGCTGGAACCAACTCATCGCATCCTCCGTTTGAACCAATCGACCACGGCCGCGCCAATGCCACCCGCCGTTCCAGGCATGCGCAGCTCCTGCCCCGGGTAGATCAGATCGGGGTCCGGGATGTGGTTCAGATCAGCGATCTCCCGCCATCTTGAGGCGGCGCCGAGTTCTCGCTGGGCTATGGCTGAGAGGGTGTCGCCCTTGCGGACTGTGTAGGTCATGGCTGTTCGCCTTTCTGGGTGCTGAGCGCATCGGCGATCATCGCATCGTCATTGCGGCGGCTATATTCTCCGGCTGCGTATCGAGGGCCAGGATCATTGCCTATTCCGCGCATGGCCTCGATTAATTCTCGCGCCTGTCCTTCATAGCTTTCCCAATTGTCATCCACCCATGCTTGACGACGCTTCATTTGCGCGACCGGGCACGCCTGTGTAGCCCGGACCCTTGCCACGCGTTCGACCATCTCGCTCATTCTCTGTCCTTCCTCTCGCCGAGCACGTCGGGGCCGTTGTCGGGCTCGGCCGGGTATGTCAAAAACTTCGCAGTGCAGCGCGGGCAATAGTATGTCGTGATGGTCGATCGCGCCGAGGCAGCCATTCCCAATTCGCTCTGATTGCCGCGCCATCCGCATTTGCATTGTACGTTGATCTCGGCCTTCGGGTGGTCGCGAGATGCTTCCGCAGGCTCGATACCGCGCGATACCGAAAATACCGGCTTCCCAGCAGCACCAATGTCAAGCACCTTGCCCGCCTTCTCCCTCACCTGTGCTGCTGCTGTGAGGACCGCAAGCGCGTGTTCGCGGGCAAAATCCCGCTCCTCATCGTCCATGTCTTCGAAAACGAAATCTCGCCCTTTCGACTCAGCCAAGCAGGCAAACGAAGCTCGCATCGCCGCCTCGACCTCATCGATGCTCGGTTCTGTCATGATGCGCTCCGGGTTGAAGGATTTGGTTCAGGCGAAGACTGTGTCTTCGTGCCATCATCGTTCGACCGCGCGTTCTTCCCTGCGGAATTGTCATCCGCCTTAAATCGTGCGGAAGCATCGAGAGCAGCAGCCGCAATATCCCTCGCACATGCGCACGGCAGGCTTTTGCAGATGTCATTTGTAACGCAGGATACATATGCCCTAGCAGATGCATGCACCGCCTCGGTGACCGCCATAATCTCAGCTCCGCTGACGTCTGCTGTGATTGGCTCCCGATCCGTCCACAGCAGAGGAGGCGTATTGGGCGGACAGTCACAGGGATGCGACGGGTCAACGCGCTGCCATCCATAGCTTGCGTTATCTGCCCGCATCCCGGCCGCGAGCGCGATGAACTCGCGACCGATGCGCTCAAGATCGTCAGGCGACGTGCACACGGCGAACGGTGTATGCAATTCTCGCTTCACGCCGTCTTTCGACAAAATTAATTTCATCTCGCTCTCCGGTTGATGGCACACTGCTCGCGTCAAACTCCAACCTCGATCAGCCTCTTTCTCACGCGCGGCTACAGACTCAGTAGAAGTAAGAAAGGTTATTTCTTATTCTTGTTGTAGTTAGTTGGAACGACCGTTGGAACGACCGTTAGACCGACTCCTTTGATAATCCTGTTGTTTTCTACTTTAGTACGCCATGATGCTCGTCCCGCCTCCGCCGCACTTGCGACCCTATGTAGGGCTGCAAGTATCTCTTTATCGGCGCGCGCGTTCCGCAATTTACCGCCACTCAGGTAGAGCTTTTCGAGGTCGATCAGGCGGCGCCGAATACGCTTCCACACACGAATATCGCAACGCAGCAACCGAGAGATTTCGTGGTCGTCGTCCCTGAGGTTTCCCTCACGCGAATAGATTAAATCGAGCACGAGATTGTATGCGCCACATTCCTCAAGCGTGAGGACCGCCATTCCCGCCAGCGCGGCATCAGGATCGCGTTTGTACCAGCGCAGATCACCCATCAGCCTGCCGCTTTCCTCTCCTGCCGCAGCTCGCGCCGGATCTGCAGCGCACGCGCCACGATGAGGCGCTGTTCAAGGTCGCGACAGCCCTTGCGCTGCGCCTTGGCTGCGGCAATGCGCATACGAAGGTCTTCCAGATTGTCATTGAGGCGACGAAGTGCTTTCATTCTCCCCTCCGATAGCAAAGCTGGTGATGACCGGGGCAATACGTGCCCACCGCAGGACGGCCGCAGAACGCGAAATCAGCCCTGCCTGGCTCGCCAAACGGATAGCGGCACATATCCTCGCCGAGCTGCGCAAACGTACAGGCGATCTCCGGACGGGGCGGTACGGCTAAGATTGAGATGTAGTTGGCGGCGCGCGAGCGGCTGACCGTTGGGTCCTTCGGTAGCGCCTTGCGGCGGAAACTATCCGGCCGGCGGCTGTTCGCCCAATGAGTGCCGGTTTTCGCGTGGGGCTTTACGTCCGGACCCTTGGATAAGCCCATGCGGTGGACCTTTCCGAGTATCGCGCTGCGGGAGAATGGATGGTCAAGTCTTCGCAGAATGTAGGTGGCGCTTTGGCCTTCTTTCCAAAGGGTCGTCAGAATATCGAGCCGTTCTTGTGTCCAGGGATTTGCGCCGCGGCGCATTGCAAGAGCAGCACCGACAAGATTGCTAGTTTCAATTAACGTCATTCGATTTCCTTATGCTGCGGCAGAAATGTTTTTCTCGTTCATCTTGGAATTTAGCCCGAGCATCTCGGCGTAGGAGCAGGCAAAATCCGCCTTCTCCACGATCCGGCCGACGCGGTGCTTGCCGTCTCGCTCGTCCTGAATCTGCGCTTTCAGCAAGGCTTTGAGTTGCGACCAGTCCAAGCCCTTCTCGGTCGCCGCATCACGCAGCGCGGCGATCTCTTCGGCGATGTCCAGCGATTGCTCGATGAGCGGGCGGCCGGCGGCGAAGATGTCTTTGAGATTTTTGGCGCTCATACCTGCTCATCCTCGAATATCGGGCGCAGGTTCTTGTCCGTGACGTCGCGCCGGATTTGTTCGAGGATCGACATGCCGGTGTCGGTCGACTGAACGGGGCGGAACACTTCCGCAATAAAGCCCGCGTAATTCTCATCATCTTCCGGGGCCGGAAATTCCACTAACTCAAGACACTCGCCGCGGCGATTGCGGTAAATATTCGCGATCGTCGCAATATCGCCGAATGTGGGCTCACCAGGTTCGGTCGCATACATGTCACCTCTGGCAATGCATACGACCTTCATTCCAACTCGAAATGCCATGATCTCGCGCTCCTATTTGCCGCCGATTTTCAGATTTCGCATTCCGTGCCGCTTGCAGATTTCGCCGATGAGGACGGCCATAGCGTCGGCAGACCAGTCGCGATCGCCAGCGAGATACATTTCGGCTGCGCGCTCACTGCACCCGATAAGTGCAGCGACATGAGCCGCTGTTTTTGTTGGCCAAAGTAGCTTTGCGACGTCGCCCAGAATTGAACCGAACGATTGTTCGGCCGACCGAACGACTGTTCGGGTGGTTTCAGGCGACGCGACGCGCGCGGCCTCCGATACTGCACGCATGATGAAGTTTCCCCGTGATACTCACTGTGGTTTTCCCCCGTTGCGAGACGCAGCGGCCG